TCCGGAACATAGGGGTGGTGGGGCCGCCGTAAAACGCGGGCGATTGGATGATGAAGCCTGAACGGATCTATTCGTCGACAACGCTCACGAGTTTTGGCATCGAGTCCATCGAGAACGGAGTTATTGTCAGGATAGTTGATTAGGAATAGGAAAGTGAGCTGCTCGGAGATCGCTATAAGATCAGCAATTTGGTCTTCATTGCGGAACTTGTGAACATTCCACCCCATCACATCGCAGAGATAACGGATGCGCACTTCGCCTGACGAGATTTTCCCTGCACCCATCCGCATGAGATCGCGGATCAGATGCAGGTATTGCTCGGATGTCATCGACTCCCATCTATTCGGGACACGATACGTTCGACCTTTATATATCAATTCGAGATCTTTCACGGGAGCATTACAATATTATCATCAGGGAGATTATATGCAGAATACGAGCTGACATCAGCATTTCCACTCGTAGAGAGCAGCGTGTCGATATTAGCAATGAGTGTATCTGCTTCGCCGTCAAGTAAGTTGGCAAGATCGATACAGGCAGAATGTTCTGTTGAACCGTGACGAAAAGCCTTATTGTCGTCAAAGAGGTTACGAATGGTGGGTGGAAATTCTAAGATATCGAATCGACGCAGGGATTTTGCAATCGTTTTCTTAGCAAGTGCGAGGTTTAAGAGTGGTCCGATTCGTGATCGGTTCTCATCGGTAACTTTTGAATAATAAGTCCCGAGACGCTCATCAAGACTCTCCTTTTGCAAGGGTAAGGTACGAGAGAAAAACAGATAAGAATGATCTATCGGATAGATCGTGTCGAAATCGTCCGTTGAACGGATCTGGCATCCGGAAAGAATCGTGTAATATGAAGACTTTCTCCATAGAGCTGCCGCAGATGTCGTATCTGTATCAGCTACCTCTGTATTCATCAGTATCTGTATGATGGAGTCCATCGCGTTCGCGTATCCCTCCATATATGAGCGTTTCATTGCTTCAATCTCGTATTTATAGATATTGACATCGTTTTTCCGGCGATGTATGCTATCGAATACGAGTTGTGTTGCCATCGTCATATTGGCCATAGCGCTTCTCAGAGCGTCGGACAAAGGCGAATCTTCTTCTTCCTGCAACAGTGCTGTAAACACAGAAGGCGTGATAACGGTCTCTACACGTTTCTTTGCAGTGAGTCCGGAGGACAGAAGGTCGTTCAGATTCATATTTGTTTCGACACCGGTCGCATACTTACTGAACGTGGCAAAATCGTTGAAAACAGCTATTAAGATATTCATGCTTGTTGTTTGTTAAGTCGATCTTTTGGAGAAATGTCTTCTTGGCGCTGCGGCACTTCGCGATAGAAGCCGATGCGGTACCCTTGTTTCCATAAATGCGGGAAATTGAGTCGTAGGGTGAGATTGAACGGCTCTGCGCAGATCTCATCCTCAGGGGTGAGCGACATTATATATATAAGGTAGTTATAGTAGGCGTCCGAGCCAGACTTGCTTATAACGCCATCCTTGCCGACTGCGGAAATGGAAGCATCGAGTCCGACACTCGACAGAAGCGCTTCTTCTGCTCGTTTGTCATACGAGATAAGTGCTTCGATATATTCTTTGTATTTCAGGTCGATGGTTTCGATCTTCCACTGCTGCTCATTGCCGGAAGAGTCCGTGAATGAGATAGAAGAATATGCCTTACCCTGATTATCCGCTCCGCTAAGATAATTACCGATTTTGCGCAGTTCAAGACGCATATATTCAACGAGTAAGGACTCACGATACTCTGTTCCGATTTCGATTCCGTTATATTTGATTAGATCTTCCTTCTTGGAAGCACGCAGCTTATTCTCTTCTGTGAGTTTCATCAACTGTGTTCGCTTACTGACAACCCACGCATTCGGTATGATAATGTGGATTTTAGCTGCGAGGGAGTTACGCAAAAATGAATTTATGTATGTAGCAGTTTTATTGCTACCCTGGATATAGGGGCGGGCCCCCTGATGTGTCTCGTTGACACCGTAAAACTCATCGACCGACTTCTCACGATGATGGGAGATAGCAGCGAAGTTGTAATTGTCAACTTCTGACAAATTGAATTTAGGGTATATCTTGTAGTCGCCGATTCCGTAAGCCCACCTGCCGACGGCAATATGTCTGAAATCACCGTAATTAATCAGACTGTATGCTACATCCTGCCGCATCGTAGCGAGCCGACAGGATTTATTCTCGACAGCTTCAAGCCCGGAAACGGGTGTCAGGCCTAATCTCTTCCCACGTGCAAATCGCCATTTACAAAAGAAATCACCGAAATAGTAAAAATTCTTGATACAGGTCTTCGCAAACTCCTGCGCAGTTGTTTCAATCCCTCGTTCACTCCACGTGTTCACCCAATCGTCCCATTCAGGAAGGCTTGTATATTCACGCCGCAGCTTACTGTCTTTAACACTCTGTATGTATGCACACGGTCCGTGACCGTACAACATTTTAATTTCTTTGTTGTACAACCGTGGGAGAAGGCGGTTTTGTTTAATTTCGTATGTTACTTCTTCGCATTGTGCATTATTTACTCCGCGCATACATACTTGATACCCATTGATCCCAAGCCAGGTATGCTCGTGTATTTGCGCATTCATTCCACGCGGAACGATAACATTGGGCTGGGTAAAAAGTTGGTTACCCTCGCCGAGTTGGAATGTGACGATATTGCCATCTGCTACGTATATGCCCGCATTACCGTACAATTCTATTGTATCATTCATAACCAGTTTATCTTATGTAACTTATAACCATCCTGCGGGAAGCCCATGTACCTGATGAGAATACGGTAGCACATCCGCGGTTCTCCGTTGCCATCATTGAATAGAAAGTAATTCTCCGAGTCAACCGCAAACCGATCCTTCGGTAGCTGCGTCCTACATTTGCAATGTTCTTTTACCATCAACCGATTGTATGAAACTCCCCTTGATCGTGAATAAGGGAAGAAGCACAGTGTGAAGTCACCATCAGGCAGCTTACTGATCTCGCGAGCCCATTGCATTGCCTCGATCCCGGTCATCTCGAAGTTCTTTTCCATTTGTTGCGAAATTACGATTTTTCAAATTCTGTACAAAGGACGGTAGGACAAGCCGACGTCATATTTCCTAACCTTTGAGAGAGTGCACCTCACATCGAAAACTTAGCGGTGCGGGCTAATCTCAGCCGTTTGTTTTTTTTGATTCTCATTTTTAGAACGTTAAGCGGTTGATTTTCAAATATTTTCATTTTTGACCGATGTAAATTAGTTGCAATATTATTTTGGAGTGTGATATTTTTGTATGGATTTTCACAATGAATGAGACCTTTAAACCGTGATATTTTCAGGCAGATTATCCGGGTAACTGCTTAATTCTTTCTTGATAACATCAGCAAAAAGTCCGTAAAAAAGATATATGGCAGCGCTCGGAAGCTGCGTTGTCAGTCCAGGTTTACGTTTCAATCCCTCTTTCTTTTCCGAGGATTTATCCAGCTCGATTTTACCGTTTGTTTTTTTGAGTGGACTAATAAGGATAGCACTACATAAGTTAGGGCATTCGTTTTCATCGATTCGAACTTTTGGAAGTAAAGGAAGTTTTTCTGAAAACAGTAACTGGCAAAGGCGGAACTGTTGCCAATGATAAATATTGCCTTGCACTTCATTATAGAGAATCACAGAAAATCCGTAGGCTTCCAGAGATGTTTTCATTGTCAGTGAATCGGTCGTTATCTGTTCGAGTTCTTCTCGTGTTTTGTTCCCTGCTCGGTCGGGGTAAAGATGTATAACCTTGTTCACGGAATCCGCACCGAAAAAAGAATACACCTGTTGCGCAAGATTCTGCTGATCATCAGGGATATACGCCCAAAACTCTTTGATGACATCGAAGCGTCGCCCATACTCTTTTTTCTGGCCAACGATGAGTGACTGAAAATTACCAGGATCGTATCCGACATAGAGAGGTTCCCGTTTATCGTAATGACGAAGATAACGAGCTGTCAGCGTGAAGTGATCTTTCAAGTCAAACTTTAAAATCTGATCATATATATAGCTATCTTTGAACTGATGTTTCTCTTTATCATAAGTGGTGAAGAATTTATTAGTCACCTCTTTGTGACGAATAGCACAGATAGCGGTCAGGAACTCATCCATATCCAGCGTGTCAAGCTGGGTCTTAAAGAACTTAGGTCCGAGGATATCCTTATTGCAGAAAGATGAAGCACGAATATAGTAGATCGCGTTGCGCCGCATATCGGCAAGGCGTGGTTTCCAACGGTTGATGAAAGCATTAAGTCGCTGTGTTTCTAAGCGTATTTTCTCCATTACGACAGGGTTCTTTGTGTCGCGAAGTTCCTGTCGCATTGTGAACAGTCGATACAGCGAAGCATTGATAGCAAGTGAAACAGAGGCAATCTCGTCGATGATTTGTCGGTCCATCTTATTCTCATATTCCTCAAACCAATCATCTTCTCCGAGATCGACGCG